TTTAACGTCTTGTACTTCAAAATGTGTGTACGCAAGCCATAACGCTAAAACTCCGATAGCGCCTTGTTTTTTTATCACTTCAATAAATTGTGTAATAGGTATCATTTTCATAATTAATTTTCAAATGGTGGTGGGGTTGGTTTTGCTATATATTCTATTAAAGGTAAATCACGAACCCAAGTAAAATTAGGGTTTATGTTTTGTTCTATTTCTTCAGTCGATATTACCCAGTTATCGTCTATATCTTGTATCGGATTGAAGTAAGAATCCGAATCGTATAATTGTCCGATTAATTCGTCTTTTTGTGTTTCTGTTAAAAGTCCTACTTGTATCATACGTTTCTTCCTAATGTAGTATTAAATGCTTGTACCGTTGTGTGAAAGTTAGCCGCTTCAGTATCGGTTAATCCCGTTCCTATTGAAGCGAAAGCACATTGTTTACTTGAATAATATCTTATAATTGGATTAGGTACGTTATTCCAAGCACCTATAAATAACGCCGCATTCGGATTACCTGTTGAGGCAACTGTACCTGTTACTACTTTAGTTCCGTTTTTCCAACCGTTAACAACGTTTGAAGCCGTTCTATTTCCTATATAAAAACCTTGTGAATTTGCATTTGCAATACTTATATCCGTTAACGCGTTTAACCTAAAATAAGAAATTCCGCTTAAACGCGCCGCTACATACGAACCGCTACTTGCATCAGTACCGCCCGTTTCTATTTCTACGGCGTTTACATTTGTACGTGAATAAAAACTTTGATGGTGCGAATTTTGACTTCCGTTTGTTGAAGGGTTGAAATTCGTATTTCCGTACCCGTTAACGCCGCCAAATTGAACACCGTTACTTGAATGTGTTACGCCACCGTTAAACGTAATTTGAAAGGTCGCAGTATTTTTTAAATTATAAGAATGCGTTGTCGAAGTACCGCCTACCATTGGATAAATACAATCTAATTTAGTCCAAAGCGAATAGCTTTTTAAATCTAAAACTAATTGATTTACCGCAGTTTTTTGAGTAGCATCAGTAATATTAGCCGCTGTAAAAAATGCTTGCGCATCAGCATCGAACCCCGGAACACCCGTAATATCCGTTGCACCCGCCCAACTATCAGCATGAATGTCACCCCAACCAATTGCATTATTTGCGCCTTGTCCCCAGCCTATTGTATTGTTTGCCGCACCGTCACCCCAACCGTTTGTATTTGCCATTCGTCTTTGTTTATGTTGTTATGTCCCCGAATAAAACCCATTCATCAGTACCTACCTTTATTAACGTTGCAACGGAATATTGTCCCGTTGTTTTAGTTTTACCACCCGTTGAATGTAATGTAACTCCAGCAGTTCCAGCAATAGTTGTTTGTCCCGCACCATGTTGAAATATAATCATTTCCGTACCTATCGGGAACGCATGGCTTGAATTTAACGGAATACGTAAATCGTTAGCCGTACCTCGGTCTGTTTTTATAATTTTATTAGCATCCGATAAAGTTAAGTTAGTTAGCGCAGCCGAATATGTAACCATTGTCTTATTGAATACTTGCGCGCCCGTTACGTACTTACTTGAAAACGTACCACCTCCATCGTCTTGTGCAATTGCAAAACGATCGGTAGCAACTATATTACTTCCCTTTGCCGTTAATTGACTTATCTTTACGTTTGCCATTTTGCTTACTTAAATAGGTTAATAATTTCTTTATGTTTTCGTCTTTTGGTTTGTAATTCTTCATAAATACCAGCCAGTATAATTGTTATTTGTGTCCGGGTACATATCCCCGTTTGAGTTACTATTGTATTCCGGGAACAAGTCGTTGTTAAATGCTATATAATCAATAAACCTTTCAGTATAATGTTGTGCAATAGAACGCTCTTTTTCTATTAAGAAATCAATTTCTACCTTTTCAACGTTCGTAGCGTTTTCAGAATTGTGTTTGTACACCCCTTTGTTCGCTATTGTATAAGCCGCAAAGGGTAAATATTCAACCATAGCCCAGTGAATAAGCATCGGCTTTACATACGTAACTAAAAGGTTTTTATAGTTTGTAGGTATATCGTAAATTGAACTTATTGTGACCGCACCATTTGTGCCGCCCGTTACCGTTGCCGTACTTCCTACCGTGTAACCAGTACCCGCCGTGTTAATTGTAGCCGCAGTAATTAAACCACCCGCCGCCGTAATATTTAACTTTAAGCCCGTTCCCGTTGTACTTGTTGTATTTATAGCAGTTCCCGTAGTGTAACCCGTTCCTTGGTTGCTTATTGTAATGGCTGTCGGTATTCCTGAAGCCGCTAAAATAATTTCGGACTTTAATTTTTCAAGTAAATCAGTACCCAAGTAATTTTGTATGTGAATGTCTTGCGAAATTTTGACGTACTGAATAAAATTGTCCGTGTCTACGTTGCCATTCATTGCAGTGAATTTAACAACGTCTTGTCGTGTTATGAGTAGTGCTTCTGCCATTTTATATTACGTCTGAAGGTAAATTTTTATTTCGCGGGCTAAACCCTTTTAAAGGTAAATTATTAGGGTATATTGAAACTTCGTAAGGGTTCGTTACTTTATATCCTTTAATTTCTGCTGCTCTTGTTCCTATTTCAGAATAACCTTTTTCAATAGCGTTTAAATCTAACATAAAAGTTACTCTTGAAAATTTGTGGTGACATCGTGGACCACCTTTAAAACGAAATATATCGTACGTATTTGCACCGCCTTCGCCAAAACCCGGATTAACCGCCCTTCTACTCATTGCATCAATATCTTCTTTTCTAAACAACCTATTTTCTTTTGACATCATTGCTTTACAAAAGTCACGGTCGGGTACTTTATTTCCCGTGTATTTATAACGAACTTTAAAGTATTTTAAATCTCCTACTTTTTTGTCTTGTGCGCTCTTTTTATCGGGTTGCGGGTTACCAGTTTGAACAAGGTTAATTAAGCGGCTTAAAAGCGTTGTTTTAGGCTCTAAATCTAATTCAGCTTTAATTAATTGTAAATCTAATTCTTCGTCATTTTCTGAAGCCTCTCGTTCGTCTACCATTACCCAGCCTTCGCCTAATTGGTTCGCATCAACTTCGTTTAATATTTCTTCTAATTCCGTGTTTACTTTGCTTAATTCCGTTCCTGTTTCTTCAGCTACTTGTTCTTCGTTTTGTGCGTTTTCTAAATCAACAAACTCTAACGGTTGTAACGTTTTAAAGAATAACTTTAAAGTAATTCCGTTATAAGCTAAAATTTTATCAAAGGCTTCTATAATTTGGTCTTGAATAGGCTTAATAACCATGTTATCGAATAAAATAGAAGCGTTTTTTAATTCATCAGCGTTTGAACTAAAACCATTAGCAGAACCTAAACCGAAAAGAAGTGGCGAAGTAACGTTATGCGCTAACATAATTTTCTTAACACACTCCTCACTTAAGTAAGTGTAATGTTCAGGCGCATCGTTTAACGGTAAATCGTCTACCGTTGTTTTACTTTCTTGGTTGTTGTTAAAAGCTACAATAACTTTTTGTCCTCTCGAACCCGTTAACTGGCTTAACACCTTGCTTTTAATTATGCTTTGTTGTTCTTCAGTAGGTACGCCATTATTGAAGTTTACTACTTTAGTACCCGAAAAACCGTTTTGAACTTCGTTAATTAAATAATCAGCAATTTCTTCTTCTAACTTTGCATAAGGTAAACCACCTTGGTAATCAGGCAAAGCGTAATATTTCATTCCTACCGCATAAGGCTTTGAATAAAGTATTTCTATTTGTTCGTTTGAATATCCGAAAGCGGGTATTCTTTTAGGAGCGTATTTTTTTACGTCCAACCAATTATCTGAATAATAATAACCTTCTATTTCTCCGTCTTTATTGCACTTTTCAGCACGTAATAAATTCACGGGTATATGATAAGCCTTTAAAATTCTTTTGTGATCTTGTGAATAATGTATTTGCATAGCAAACTGTCCGAACATTTTCCTATCCAGTACAATTTTACGAATACAATCGGGGTTAAATAAAGCCATCATTTGAGCGTACTCATTTGGCTTTTTACTTGCGTCTAAAGCACTTAACCCACGACCGTAAATTAAACGGCTTACATTGTTTATAACGCTTGAATTAGTAGTTGAATTAACGTACCTATCTATAATAAATTGAAAGTAGTTATTATCTACTCCGAATTCAACCCAAGCGTCTCGTTTTGACTCTTGAATTACGGGCGTTGTATAGGAACTTAATTCTAAAACGTGTATATTATTCATAAACTATAAATGTGTTTGAAGTACTATTCGCAGTATATTGTCCGTTATTTACGGAAAAGTTTACTATACTTTGGTCAGTACAAAATATCCTATCCTTATAAACTACGACCGCACCGTTTACAATTACTAAATCGTAAAAGTGGTTTTCTTCTAAATTAAAAGTAGCTTGCAACGTGTCGTAATATTCTCCATTCGTGTAAGTGTAACCCGTAATTTCTACCGTTTCGTTCGTTTGATCGTCCGTAATTGCTACGTAATTAAAAGACGAACTACGTGGTATAAACACAATTGTTTGAGCGCTTGTCGAAGTAGTTAGAATAATCATATATTATAAACGTCAAAAGTACGAATTTGTCCTTAAACAAAAAACACCTACCGAAGTAAGTGTCTTTTGCGCAAGTATATAGAAGAAAAGAATTAAGAAGTAACTATTTGTGCGTCCGTTCCCGAACCGTCTTCAAATAGAATTTTTAAAGCCGCTTCAGTTGAAACGTCTAAGAAATTAGCAGGCGAAACTTCCATCGCTTCAAATGTCAAATTATAACCGTTGAAATCACCCAAGGCACTACCGCTTGAAACAGTTCCCGCAGTAACATCAGCACCTTGTGTAAGTCCCATCAAAAAGAATTGGTCGGTCATTGTTCTTACAACTATTCTCGGACGTCCGTAAGCCAATAGTTTAACGTTTTTATGCGTTGTAGGGTCTTGTCTTTTTAATTGAATAGTAAGTGTTTGTTGAAAAAATGTAGTACCGTTATCTCTACTTGAATTAATTGTAGTTTCAAAGCTATTAGCACCTTTTAATTCGTATTTGTACAATTGTAAAGCACCAGCTGAGACAGGCGTCCAGTCGCTAATCTCATCCGTTGAACCAACGTATGTAACCGCAGAAGGGTCTAAGTCGTCGTAGTTAATAAAGTAAATCGCTTTCAATCCTGAAACCGAGTCTTTGCATTGTTCAATGCGTCCGTTTGTTATATCGCAACTCATATTATTTAGTTTTTTATGTTTAACAAAAAAGGCGGCGTTTATTGCACCGCCTTAGTTTAGTTTATGTTATTTTAGTTAGCGCTATTTGTAATACCGTATGTCACTACATCCGAAGCAAAACCGTATTTCGCATCAGCAGTAAATCTCATTACTACACGTACATTTTGACTTCCGTCGATATCACTTAAATCAATAACTTTGCACTCATTCATCTCATTCATCAAACCAGTCGCAAAGAACAAGTTTGAAGTTTGAGAAAGTAAAGCAGTGTTTGAAGCAAGTCCGTTAGCTAAGAATATTTTAACACCGTCAAAATACAAGTCGTTTAATACTTGGTTCGTTCCTTTGTTGTCGTAACCGTTAGCTCCTACTCCTGAAGCAGCGAAGCCACCTAAAGCACGAACATACGCTCTATAAATGTTATTTGAAACATACAAAGTTAAATCTTCTTTACCGTACAAAGCAGCTGGTAAAGCATCAACGATAGAACCTAATTGAGCAACAACGTTAGTAGCGTCAACAGTAGTACCAGCAATTTCTTGAGCAGCTGGCAAAGAAGCATCAGTTGTTAATTGTGTCATGATACCAGCGAATTGTCCAGCCGTTGCGTTAACACCTCTCCAAATAGAAGTCTCCATTCCAGCAGCAACTTTTTCAGCAGCGTGTGCAATTAAGAAATCAGCGAATGATTTAGGTAAAACGTCGAATGCAGAATAACCCATTTGAATAGCGTCCCAGTCTTGTCTGAAATCACTTTTACACAATTGTAAGTTAACTTGAAAAGATTCAGGTTGTAGAATTCTTTCAGTCAACGTTACTGTTGAAGTAGGGTCAAAATCACAAGTTGCGTTTTTGATAATATCGTCAGTAGCAACTCTTTTAATTACTTGTTTGTACTTAACGTTCGGGTATATTGTGATACCATTTTTCTCCAAGGTTGGAGCGCTTAATAAAGCAGCAGCAATATATTTTCCAGCGAACTCACCAGCATACGTTGTAGTAATACTTTGAGTAGTTGATAGGTTAATTTTTTCCATTTTTATTTAGTTTTTTATTTTATTTATACTACGGTTAAAGTAATTGCACCGGCAGAAGTACCAAGTCCGAAAACATACCAGTTTGTTCCGTCACCAACTAATTCAACGAAATCACCGATTGTGTCAGCAGAAGCAGAAAAAGTAATTGTGTTTTCATCAGCTCCCGGAACGTTAACGCTGTTTACGATAACACCGCCTTGAATTTTGTTTGTAGCCGCTTTAATAGTCCAAGCAGTTGTTGCGAATAACGCACCTACTACGAACTTGTAAGATTGTCCAGCGCCATCAGCAACGGCTGGTAATGTAATTTGCGCTCCAGCAGCAGCGTTTAAGATAAATACTTTACCGCTATCTTCAGCAGTTAAAGTTGTTGCACCCGTCAATGTTTCAATTACACCTACTTGACGTAAAGAATCATTTGAGATACTTGTTAATGTTGTACTCATTTTTTATTGTTTTTTAAATTATTACTTATTTAGTTTGTTTAAAACTGAATCCATTATAGTACGTTGTCTTTTTGTAGCATACTTAAATATTTCAACTTTGTTTTCGTTTTCAGGGTTAAAAGAAATTGGTTTAACTTCTTCGTCTTTTGATAGTTCAACTTCTTTAACCTCGTTTAATTTGCTTAATTCAGCTTTTAACGTTTCATTCTCTTTTTTTAACGCTTCAATTTCAGAAAAGAAACTTTCTTTAATTGTGCTTTCAACTACTTTTTTAGGAGCGCTTTTAGCTGTTTCCATTTCTTGTTCTTTTTTCGCTTCTTCTTCGATAGGCTCTTCAACTTCTACTTCCTCTTCCTCTTCTTTTTCTTTTACTTCAGAAATAATTCCTTCTTCAACAACGATTAACATACGACCGTCCTCCATTTCGTATTCTCCTACTGGCACGGGTATTTTTTGTTCGTCTTCTGTTACTACGAAAATTTCGTTACCAGCTTCAAACATATCAGCTTCAAGAACTGTTACGCCATCCATTAGTTTCATT